GGAAAATGAATTACAGCATATGTTTTATGATACAGATGACAAATTTATATCTACTTATCATAGATTTTTAAATGAGTTAAAGGATTATTTAAAGTTTGATTTTTATTTTCAAGCAACACCAACCATAAGATTTCATGCACCAAAGTTAAAAAATGAAGATAAATTTCCTGAATTTCACTCGGATATACAATATGGACATCCACCACAAGAAAACAATGTTTGGATGTCTTTAACTGAAAATAAACATTCTAATTTTCATGTTATATCTAAGGAAAAAAGTATTTCTTGGTTAAAGGAATATAAATCAGATTGGAATGTTTTTTCTAAAGTTTCATATGAAACGAGAGATATAAATTCTGATTTTAATAAAAGGGGATTGGAAATGTCAAGTGAAATACCATCAACACTTGATAATGTTTATATGTTTGATTCATCTTGTATTCATGCAGGCACGCCACGAATAGAAGAAACAAGAGTTTCGATGGATATAAGAATTAATCCAGTAGATAAATTTGTTGATGGTTATATGGGATTTGGTGTGGTTAAACCACAATTTAAACCAGGTGGTAGATTTGGTTATAATATAAAGGCAATAGGAGATGTATATGAAAACAACAGAATTTGATGTAAAGAAATATGGTTTTAATAAATTAGTTTCTAATCTTTTTGAGGTAGATGATCTTACTAAATTACATAAATTACGAAATGATTTATTACCTACCGAGCATCTTAATTTATACACCGAAAGTTCTACAAAATTCCATAGTATATTTTATACTAGATTAAAAGATAATTGGTCAGAATTTTCTGAATTATATGATAAATTTATCCATACAGAAATATCAAAATTAATTGATGAGCCATTTCATTACCAAAAGTGGCCTACTTTTAGAGTACATATTCCTAATGATCAGGCAATTCATACGTTTCATTCTGATGGTGATCCTTTACATAAACACCCACCTGGTGAAATCAACTTTTTTTTACCACTAACAAAATGTTATGGAACTAATACAATTTGGATAGAGAGTCAGCCTATGAAGTTAGACTTTAACCCGGTTGAACTTGATTATGGTGAATATCATATGTTTAATGGAAATAAATGTATGCATGGAAATAAACCAAATAAAACAGAGTTGACGAGGGTTAGTTTTGATTTCAGAATAATACCTATTTCTAAATATGATCCCACTTGGAATTCTAATTCCCCGACAGCACATACAAAGTTTACTGTGGGAGAATATTATAAGAAGTTATGAAAATATTAATAACAGGTGGTGCTGGATTCTTTGGATCAAAATTAACAGAAACACTTTTAAGTCAAGGGCATATTGTAATTGTATATGATAATTTGTTTTTTGGTTCAATCGGAGTAGTTCCATTTTTAGACAATAAAAATTATAAATTCATAAAAAATACAATAAATAATCTTGGATTAATAGAGACTGTCATAATGGAAGTAGATTATATTATTCATTTAGCAGCAATAGTAGGAGAACCGAGTTGTAAACAATATGAAAGTTCGGTGTATAGTGTAAATACAGGAGCCACAGAATGGATTAGTGAATGTGCAGATAAATATGATATTCCATTATTATTTTTAAGCACATGCAGTAACTATGGGAAAACCGATAAAGTAGTAACTGAGGATTCACCGTTAGAACCACTTGGATTATATGCGGATTCTAAAATAAAGGCAGAAAAGACTGTCTTGGATAATAACCATTTGGTGCTGAGAATGTCTACATTATTTGGAGTGAGTTATAGAGTTAGATATGATATAACGATAAATGAGTTTGTATATCAGTATTATAGAGATAGGTTACTTAAAGTTTATGGGGAAAATACCTGGAGACCATATTTACACGTGCAAGATGCTTGTAATATGATTATTAAATGTATGGAAAATGATTTACATGGAGTTTATAATGCAGGGTTTAACGATTTGAATTATCAAAAGAAAGAAATTGTGAATAAAATAGTGGGATATCTGGGAGAAGGTAAAATTGAATATGTTGATTTTGATGATCCCAGAGATTATCAAGTTAATTTTGATAAAATACAGAAAGAAATAAATTATCAATATCAATTTTCACTTGAAGATGGTATTCGTGAGGTGTATGAACATATTCAACGTGGAATGATGTAATGGAGAAAAGTATATGAAAAAAGCATTAGTTTGTGGAGCAGGTGGATTTATTGGTTCACATTTAGTTAGGAGATTAAAAAAAGAAGGATATTTTGTCAGAGGTGTTGATTTAAAATATCCAGAATTTAGTAAAACAGAAGCAGATGAATTCATCAAAGGAGATTTAAGAAATTTATCTATCGTGGATGTCTGTATAGATGGAGTTGATGAGGTATATCAATTAGCAGCAGATATGGGTGGTGCAGATTTTATATTTACTGGTCTAAATGATTCAGAGATAATGCATAATTCAGCAATGGTTAATTTGAATATAGTTGATTCTATGAAACGATTTGGAGTAAAGAAAGTATTTTATTCATCATCAGCGTGTATGTATCCTGAAACACATCAATTAGAAATAGATGTTCCTGCACTAAGAGAAGATATGGCTTATCCTGGTAATCCAGATTCAGAGTATGGTTGGGAGAAATTATTTAGTGAAAGACTATTCTTAACTTATGGTAGAAATGAGGAGTTTGATGTTAGGATAGCAAGATTTCATAACATATTTGGACCCGAAGGAACATATGATGGTGGTAGAGAAAAGGCACCAGCAGCATTATGTAGAAAGGTAATTAAATCAGATGGTAAAATAAAAGTTTATGGTGATGGGCAACAAACTCGTTCATTTTTGTATATTGATGAGTGTGTTGATGGTATCAGAAGGTTAATGGAGTCAGATTGTAAAGAACCACTAAATCTTGGTTCAGATGAAGTTATTTCTATTAATGATTTTGCACAAATGATTATTGATATTTCTGAAAGTGGTGTTGAGATTGAAAATATAGATGTACCACAACTTGGAGTTCGTGGGAGAAACTCAGATAATACTTTAATAAAAGAAAAACTGGGCTGGAGTCCAACACAACCATTAAGAGTTGGTATGGAAAAAACTTATAAGTGGATTAAAGGTCAATTAGTCTAAATAACTTCTAATATTTCCTTTTCTTATATTTATTAGTGAATTAATATATCCAAAATGGAGCTTTGCCTATGATTAAATTAAAAGATTTGCTAAATGAGGGAGTTAGAGATCCAGGAATATTCAAAGCGGTGTTTCTTGCTGGTGGTCCCGGTAGTGGAAAATCTTATGTAGCACAACAATTATTCGGAATCCCCGAAAAAGTCAATGTATCTAAAACTGGATTAAAAATGGTCAACCAAGACCAAGAGTTAGAAATGCTTCTAAAGAAATTCTATGGACACGATTCAACAGTAGATTATCTTAATATACAGGCATATCCACCTGAATTATTCAAACAACTTACTGATCCCGATTCTGATGATTATAGTGGATTGAGGAGTAGTGCAAAATATTTAAGTCAAAAAAGAATGGGACAATATTTAAAAGGTCGTTTGGGAATGATTATAGATGGGACTGGTCATAAGTTCAGTGCAGTAAAAAAACAAAGAAAGGAATTATTGGACTATGGTTACGATACTTATATGGTTTTTGTAACGACTTCATTAGAAGTTGCACAGGAACGAAATGAATCACGACCACGAAGATTACCAGAGGATACGGTAGAGAAATATTGGAAAGAAGTTCAAAATAATTTAGCTTTCTTTCAAGGATTATTCGGTGCTTCTAATTTTTTAATCGTGGATAATAATAAACATTTAGATCCAGATACTGCAAAGAAAAAATTTAATATGTTGATTAATAAAGGATTAAATGGATTTTTGAATAAACCACTTAAAAGTAAAATAGCTAAAACGTGGATAAAACAACAAAAACTTGTTCCTAAAAAAGATTTAAAACAGATGTTGAAAAAATGATTAAATTACTTGATATATTAAACGAGTATTCACACAACAACGGCTCTACTGGTGGTGCAGAAGCAGGTGAGCCAGAAACAGGTTGGACGAATGCACGAAAAAAGAGAAAATTAGGAGTGAATAGTAGTAAACCCGAACCTTGGTTTGAAAAGGGTAGATATACCCAACTTGAATTTCCAAAGGCAGACAATCCATATGATGCATCAAGTGGTCGGGGTGACGACAAGAGTATTCAGAGAGTTCAAGTGATAAAGAGAGTTATCAATACTGGTATTAAATATACAGATTTTTATGATACTATAGCAAGTTGGGATAAATATGGTGGTAAAGATTATTCAGTTGATTATGATACGGGTGATGTAAAAGATATGATTGGTACACATATTGAAAAAAGAAAAAAACCAGCCAATTTTAAAGGAAAAGAAAGACGCAAATGACAAACGGAGATTGTTATTCGGCAAATGGTAGATTGATGATAGGAAAAGATGATTCCTATAAATTAGTTCATGGGGTTGGTATATTACAAACCGATGGTGAACCATTTGGCCATTGTTGGGTAGAAAAGGGTGGTAAGTGTATTGATAAGAGTAATGGTAATAATATAAATTTCCCAAAACAATTATATTATGGTTTATTAAAAGCTCCAGTTAAAGGAACTAAACTTTATAAATATACTCCTGAACAGGTTGGTATAAATGTATTAAAAAAGAAACATTGGGGGCCGTGGGATTTAAAACCACCGAGATAAATTATGAGAAAATTTCACATAGATGAACCGAGAGAAATCGGAAAGAGAAGAGATAGAGTATCATCAAAGGATTTGAAGATGGTTAAAACCGATTTAGAGGAACGAGTTCTTAGAAAAAAAATAAGAGAAATAATATCAAGAGTATTGGGTGAAGCAATAAAACCATCTGAACATTATGGTTTTTATAAAATTATAAAGGGAAAAAAGATTGTTCAGTTTAAAGGTTCGAAAAGTGATTCTCGTAAAGAATTGAAAAAAGCAAAAAAGATAGATCCAAAAAGTAAATATGGTTTAATACAATCATATAAATTTCAAGTTGGAGATAAGTTTAAATGATTAAATTAAAAGAATTATTAACTGAAGGTAAAAGTTTAAAACCATACTTTAGAGCAAAACTATGGAAAGATTTTCAAAATGCGGCCAGATATAAAAAGGACAAGTATTTTTACAATGATTTAGTTAAGATAGTAATGAAGTCTAAATTGTATCCACAGGCAGGTAAAAATGAAATAACATTACATGGTAAGATAGTATTTACAAAAGCATTTGATGATTTTAGAAAAGAGATAAAAGGAGTAACTCCAGATAATACTACTTTTTCAGGTTTAATATTTCACTCACCAAGAGCAAAACGATGGCATTTCAACTATAAAGGTTGGGAGAGATATATAGAAGATTTTACAGAAGCTATGGAAATGTATCGTGATTAGTTTTACAGAACTATTACCAATAAACGAGAGGAACAAAGTATTTTTAAGAGTTCCAAATGATATCAAAAAGATATACAAGTTGTTCAAGAAAAATAAGAAACAACTTTATATTGTTGGTGGGGCAGTGAGAGATGCAATTCTTGGTAAAAGTCCAAAAGACTATGATATGGCAACCGATGCAAAACCAGATGAAGTATTAGCAATTGCAAAACAAGGTGGATTTAAAACTTTAGAGATTGGTAAATCATTTGGTGTTGTGGTTGTGGGTGGACATGAGATTGCTACATTTAGAAAGGACATAGGAAAGGGTAGACGACCAGACTCGGTAGATTTTTCAGACATACAGGGTGATGTTAAACGAAGAGATTTAACTATCAATGCATTGTTTTATGATATCGGTAGAGAAGAAATTGTAGATTTAACAGGTGGGTTAGAAGA